ATATGTGCGGCGGAATCCCATGCTCACCATAACTTTATGACTTATCTTGTCCAATTCATACACTCTGGTTAATGCTTTGCTCCCAGATGTGAAGCAATTTACTTGAAACGATGGCATTGTTGCACATTCATCCCCTTCAAGGTCACCTCTTGCAATTGGATTTCCGAGCATATAAAGCTGTGCATATGCTTTTTTACCGGAAGCATTTGTCTCGCTACCATCCATGGAATAATTGTCTGCGCCAGTAATCTTAGAAACAGCCGCTCCCCACCTTGAAAAAACTTCCAATACAGGAGATTCTATTGTGTCCGGCATATCTGTCACCTCACAATAAAAAATGCGCCCACCTTTATAGTGAACGCATTGCATGTTATGCTACAATTTAACACTGTAATGATAACATAATTGGTTGGTATCATTCAGTATATTATGGTATCTTCTTTAAGAAGAGAATACCTCTTTGGCAATTTTACGAACGGCAATAATAATGGCTTGTTCTGCGTGATACATAGGCATATACGCTCTATTTCCATATGAATGGTGCGGCTGTCCGCTTTCATCTGTGTACCACCAGCCGTTTGGATTGTCCCAGTCTGATTTTTCTTTTTTGGAAGGATATGTTCCCATTCCGTAAGAATTTCCACTAGATAAAGGATAATCATTTGTACCGTATGTTATTCCTGCTGAAAATTCAATGAACAACACTTTTTCACCAGATAGTCTAACAGAAGCCCCGACGATATTTCCGTTTTGATCGTTAATGATTTCTGTATAGTAAGAGCCTTTTTCTTCATCCGGGATTGACTCCATGGTCGTTTGAATAACATCCAACCCGATTTCAGCCAATCGTTTTACAAAAATCTCATTTTTCCTCTGTATTTCATTTTGGTAAGCTTTTAATTTTTTGATGGCATTTTGAATAGATTTCGTTGATAAGTCGCATTTTATTGTCTTACCCATCTTCGTTTCCTCTCTTGGAAATTCCGTATCTGGCAATATTGCCTTTTTGTGTGTCTAAAATCTTCTTTAGTGTGTAGTCTGGCAATACTGTAGGTTCTCCATCTTCGTCCAAAATAAGACTTCCATCCTCGCTTATTTGTGGGATTCTGTCTATCCAAAATATGTCAGCTTCCTGTGGATGAAAATTTCGATTAAAGCTTGTAATATACCTGTCATAATCCGGCACTATTCCGGCTGCGATTTCTTCCGGCGTTCCGGCTGTGGATGATACGGAAAAAGAGTATAAAATTGGTTTCTCATAAACTTTAATGCGGTCTAATCCTTTTGTTTTTTCAGTAATTCGTGACCAATATACTTTTTGCTTTTGACGGACTAATCCTCTCATGCAATCATCCTTTCCGCTCCAACAGGAGCTACATATGTAAATTTGTTTCCCAAAATATCTCTGGCCGTGCCAATCACGAAATGGCTGTAGTCTGCCAGAATATTGCATACAAATTCCTCTGCATCCACCCAATATCGTTTCTTAACCATACGGTGAAGCTCTGGCAGTAGACCATAGCTGAACATCACGCAATGCCCTAATTCGTGGATAAATACACGGTTCAGAAGTTCTCCATGCAAGTTGCTTGCAATTGAAATTGTCATTGTAGAGTAATCAGATACAGCAAGTGTCCTTTGCCCTGTACGGTCAATCAAAACATTATCATTGGGAGAAACAAAGCGCACTCTCCATAAGTCCCCATTCATATAGAATTGTTTCAGCATGGTTTCTCACCATCCTTTCTACGAAAAAAGCCCCTGCCGCATTAATTTGCGACAAGGACTTAATTCATTTATTGCTCTAGTTCATCTGCTGTACAAGTCTGGTCAGGTCAGTTTTCATTGACTGTCTGAGCGTTGCATCTGCATCAGACCACATTTCCGTGAGATTACGGATAATATCAGATGTGTACTCCTTCATGGAATCATCCATTTTTCTTTTGGATTCCGTGTCTTTGGAATCATGATAATGCCTACGATTCTCATCGTATCTATCATAGGATTCGCCATATCTGGACTTCTTCCAATTCATATTCATACCATCATTTTCCATATCACTACGATCTGGATGATATCCCATGCGGTACATATTACGTTCAAACTCTGGATTGTTTAAATACTCGTCCATCCAGTCATCATCTTCCATGTACAGATATGGTCTATAACCTTTTCTTGTTCCCCTACCTTTTGGAGCGAAACGCCCATTTGAATAGCGGTAACGGTCATATCCCATGCGTCCAAGATACTTTTCTTCCTGTTCGCATTCATCCATAGCTTCCACGATACGATAATCTTTATCAGCGCAAATCGCACACTTTACGGATTCCATACAGTCTTTCAGATCGTCCCAGTCTTGAGCACTGAGATTATCAAATCCATGTGTTTTGGCTTTTTCCATAGCCCATTTTCCCATTTCCATTGCTGTCTTATGCATTCACGATACCTCCCCTCTTCACAGCCTGTACAACATTTTCAGCTGTTGGGGCTGTACCATTGATTGCAGTCAGATTATTGTTCGGACTACATGCCGGATTTCCTAACATTTTGAACGCTCCACCAGTAGCACTTGTTGCAACTCTGGTTGCATATTTTGTTCTGGTTCTTATGCCACATGCTGTTACCTGTGCGCAACAACGATTCTCTAACGGATACAAGGTTGTTCCTGTTCCTATCTGAATCATTACTGGGGCGGTAATTGTGGTCGTATTTGGAATAGATTGCGCTAAAACAATGCAGTATTTTTCTCCATTATTGTAGCTTCCTTCCGGGATAGTAACCACAAGATTTCCACCTGTGAATGCAATTGCAGTAGACAGCACAAGGTGATTGCAAAGCTTACAAACATTCTTACATGCCATATCTTTTACCTCTCAATCAATAAGAGGTGAGCCGCAACCCACATCTTAGAATTAGTCAACCTCTAAGGGCGAGTTACTTAGCAACAACCACTGTTGCATCCACATCCATTATTTCCGTAATATCCATACAAATTGCTTGCAGGATATGCCGGAACAGGAAGCGGTGCAGTGCGTCTGAGAATTTCTGCTGTATTTGCGTTCATAGCCGCCTGTAATACCGCATTCTGGTCGGACTGTGAAGCCGCCAGTTTAAGTGCCTGATTCTCTGCTCTGAGGTCTGCTGTCTCTTTCTGGCAAAGATAATCAAGGATTGCTCTTGTGTTGCTGTTCTGATTTTCCAGAAGGTCTCTGGTGTTATTGTTCATTGTGTTCTGCAATGCACAAGTGTTGGTAGCCAGATTGTAATTTACGCCCTGGATAGCTTCTCTGGTCTCGCAGCAACAGTTCTGGAGCTGTGCCTGTAATGCATTGGTATTCTGCATACCGGCTACAGTATCAGCATTGATTGCCTGCTGAATTCCGTTGAATCCTTGAAGCATTCCAACATTCACGCCGTTGAAACCGCTCTGCATGGTATTGTTAAGCGCATATGTGCTATCGCAAATACCCTGCTGAATACCTCTAATACCATTCTGAATATCATTCAGAGCAAAGCCCTCATTGATATCTGCTCTGGTAGCCCATCCTTGGAAACCTGCACCATTTGTACCGTTTCCACCATTGCCACCCCAGCCACCAAAGCCGCCGAAACCGCCCCAGCCGAAGATTGCAAAAATAAGGACAAGCCAGATAAGGGAAAAACCATCGCCGCCCCACATGTCGTTTGCACGGTTATTAGAGCCTGTAGCGGCTGCAATGTCGCTAAGACTATAATTTGAACCATTCATCATGTTTTTAGTCTCCTTAAATTTTATTTACAATAGGAGACATCCGCGGCTGTCATCCCAAATTGTAGCGATTTTAAATCACCCAATTATGGGGAAGTTATTTCATCCCTAAAAATTTTTCCAAAATTCCTTCGGGAGAAAAATTCTTTTCTTTAAATATATTTTGCTGAACTTGGTGTAATTGTTCTGTATCACCATGTTTGTATAAATCCAAAGCATTTTTCAATGTTGGATTGTTACCTGCAAATTTACTCATATCGTTCATCATGTTATCAACACTTCCGAACCTCTGAGAAATCATTTGCTGAATTTTTTGTTTCATTATTGTGTTTGGGTTGAAATTCATCTCTGATTACCTCCCTTCTGTGTCTTGGGCGGTTCAGATTGTATTGGCAATAATTCTTTAATTTCGGAAATCTCTGCGTGAACATCATCACGAAGTTGGTTAATCAGCGAAACAATATCAACTTGATTTGTCTTATTGCTTTCTGGTTGTTCTCCTTCATTTACAAGTCTATAAGTGAAAATTCGGCTTCTGCCATCTGCCTGTAACTGTTTTCGGTAAACTTCTGTACCGTCAGTTTTTGGATAATAAACAGGGTTTCCAGACATATCTACGTCTTTCGCCTTTACAGTATCAATACCGTCAACCATCTGTCCTTGCAACATGGGGATTTGTGGTACTTGTGGCATTTGTTGTATTGGTTGCTGAATCTGTGCCTGTCCGTATGGCATTGCCTGCTGATAACTGTTCTGTAATTGTGCTAATCTATCTTGATACGGCTGTATTTGTTGAAATGGTTGTGAAAAATACGGATTACCATACTGCATATCTCAAACCTCCCTTGTTTTTATAATTATATTTTACAATAATAAGAGGTTGATTAACACGCCATGATAACGCCATAAATACGCCACATTTTATGAATACAAAGAAAAGCCCCGACAATACATCGGGGCGACTTTCATAATTTTCTTCTTTAATTTTCTGTTTATGCGGTCTACGGTTCTTGTGCTGTAGCCCATGATTTCTGAAGCTTCTGCAAGTGTTTTTTCTTCGTAAACACGCAGTCGAAATAACTCTTTTTCTCTGGAATCAAATCCAGCTTCACGCAAATAGAAGATTCTTTCATCTTCCGAAAAGTCTTTATAATTATCCATTCCACCGTCCTCCCTGTTAGTGGAATCAATATTACACCGGGAAAATGCCTTTAAGAGCAAAACCTAAAACAATACCAATTATTCCAGTTATGACATAAGCAATAATTTTGTCCTGTAATTTTCCTGGCTTTTCCATGAGTGATTTTAAATTGTCGTTCATTTCGTCAACTGTATCTTTGATGTGTCCCAGATCGTTGTTGTATAAAGCAATTTTCTGTTCTAGCACATTGATACGATTAAAAAAGCCTTCATCCCTTTTGGAATGCTTTTCTTTCATCTCATGGACGGCACTTTCCAATTCTTTCAAGCGGTGTTCGTTGATACACTCGTGTTCACATCCCATCGCTATTCCTTTCCATCACTCCCATTTTTTAAGATATTGCTTCTACCCACCTAATTTGAAGCACCCCTGCGATACGTGGGAGGATTGACGTATCACGCACACACCATCTTAGAATCCGATAAATGGAAAAACACCATGATTTACATAAATTTCAGTTTCGGAAGTCCAATTTCTGTTTACAGAAGATTCGGAATGTGATCCTTGAAATTCAGCTCCCTGTTTCACCAGAAAGAAAAGAGCCAAATCAAATATGCAATCATAGCAGTTTTCCATATCGGAATTTATTTTCTCATCACTGTAGGATGAAGGATAATTCCTTTTCTTCTTAAATGAACGAATAGCCCTCTCTGCTGAAAGAGGAATCATCCTCGCTGTTTCTACATCATCTTCAAGATAATTTGTCAAATCTTCTATAAGCTGTTCGTCCATTTAATCACCTACCTTTGCTGAGATAAAATCTCTGATATTATTCCAGCCTTATTAGTTGCTGTTAGGGCATAGCCGTTATCACTTGCGAGCTGTCTTAACTGAGATACAGTCATATTAGACAACTCGCTTTCTGTATACTTATGTATTGATTCATTGTAAACACTTGCTACAGATGGTGACTGGCTGTTTTCATCGAGACTATGCCCGGTTATTCCCCCGCCTTGGTACCGATAACGATACCGCCGTTAGCTTTCGGTGCGACCGGAACAAACATACCGGATGCTTTTGTCCACACTGCAACTGGGTCTGGTGTAGCCCACATGGAAAGAGTAACAAAGGAACGATTCTCTTCCTGGATAAACTGTCTGTATTCAAGCTCTTCTGGTGTCACACCCCAGAGGCCAACACCGAAAGAACCGTTAGCATCTGCTTCATACAGAGTAAATACATCCTCTTTGAGGTATCTGGCTGTTTTCAGGGTTCCATCTGCTTTTCTGAAATTAAAGTTCTCATCACAACGATCAATTGTGATTCCATATTCCTGCATAAGCAGATTGGCAAGCTCCTGCTTTGTGAGAAGCCTTTTATTTGCAGCACCCAGAACAGCTGTCTGCATTGCAGTGTTGTTCCGCATGTAGTTAATCATTTTAAGAGAAGTAACAGCTTTGTTTACTACATAGCCATTGCCTTCTGCTACAGCTACCATTTTCTGGATATCGCCCATGATATCTGCATCTGGCTTAGACCAATCAGTAAGCGTTACTTTTGCACTTGCTGGAACGCCATAGTCAATTCCCATGTCAACATGGTTCTCTTTGATTGTTACAGCACCAGTGGAAAGGAACTGTCCTTTCATAACATTTGCTCTTGTAACAACGCCCTCGAACAGTCTGGCTGCATCATCAAATACAAAGTTTTTCAGCGCTTCATTATCCGGCACACCGTTTTCAATTGCCTGCCGTAAGTTTTCGGACTGATTGATTTTTCTCTTAATGAAGAGTTTTTCAGTCAGGACTTTTTCAAATCCAGGTCTTGTGCCGATTTCTGCTTCGCTATCAAGAGCGTGGACGAATGCAACTTCCGGGAGATTCTGTCCAGCCATAAGTCTGTAATACTCTGCTTTCAGATACTGGGTTTTTGTATCTGGGAAAATGGTATCGAGGATACCTGGTCTTTTAACGCTGAAATTCTGAGAAAAATTAAGTCTTTCTTCTTGGGTAATTGATTCCAAAATATTAAATGGCATTTGTCATACCTCCTTAAAATACTGGGTCTTCTGTGACTACAAAAACAATTCCCGCTTTTTCAAGCTCTGTTTTTGCAGTAGTGTTAACTGTTACTGGAAGCCTCTTTTCGAGAACACGTCCTGCGACAATCACGGAAATTGGTCTCTTGGTATCATCTGTCATATCAACATCTTCAAATACAATGCCGATTGCGCCTGTTGCATTTGTTGGATATACGGAACCTGCTTTAATAATTTTCTTAGTTCCAACTGTTTCAGCATTTGTCTGATCTGCTGTGTAGGTTTTGAGTACAAGTCCGACCTCGGATTCAAGAATATTTGGAGTGGACTCATACTGCTCTGTTTTCATAAAAGCCATTATTTATATCTCCTTTACTTAAATATTTACAGGGGCGTTACCGTCCACTGATTTAGTTTCCTGGTTCTTTTTTGCTGAGTAAGCTTTTGCAAATTCAGCAGCATCGCTTTTTACTGTAGCTTTGCTACCACTACCACCGCCTGGATTCGGAGTATTTTCCAATGCTTCCTTCTCCCAAGCTGCTTTTGCAGTATCAAGTGCTGTTTTATTTGCTTCGGAAACTCCCTTGACAAAAGTTTCAACTTCTTTCATTACATCCTCGGATTTCTCACAAGGCATGGACGCATATGCTTTAATAGCGCTTGCGTAAGTTTCACTTGAAAGTCCTGCGTTTGCGAACATGGAAGTAATTTCACTGGTAAGGGCTTTTCGGTTGGATTCTGCGAGTGCAGCTTTCAAATCAGCTAATTCCTTATCCACTGCTTCCTTTTCTTTCTTGCGTTCAGCTTCTAGCCGTTCGGCTTCGGTCATGTTTTGCTTTTTCAACTCTTCCAACTCTTTTTCCAGGGAATCTGCTTTTTCAGCTTTTTCCTTCAGAGAAACATTTTTGTCTTTCTCTTTCTTAGTTTCAGCAGAAATAGAATCAAGAAGCTTAGAAACCTGTTCCTCGGAAGGTTCTGCAACTCCCATACCGATAAGTGCCTGTTTTGCCTGTTCTCTTGTCATTGAAATCTCCTTTCTTCCAGTCCAATACGCTTTTTCAACACGGTTCGCTCCGCACATGGTCTGTACCCGATTTACGCTCACGGGCTGTTGCAATTTATTTGATTTTGGGTATTAAAAAAGAAGCCTTAGATTTCTCTAAAACTCCTTAAATAATCGAAATTTGGTTCATTCTTCGTTAGATGGAGAATTTGCCATTGGTTCTGTTTTGGACGGATTTTGAAACTTTCCGTCAAGTAATTGCTGTGCTTTCTGCATTTCCGCTTCCGGGTCTGCCAGTTCCGGGTAAATAGTTCCCAGATACGGTAAACTCATTTCGTAGACTTTCTGCGGATCACTGAAAAGCCCACAAGTAATCAATGCAATAAGCGGATGAATTTTATTTTTAAACAGATAATCAAGTGCCTGTGCTTTTACAAGCATATTGTCTGTTGGGTTTCTGGTTATCTTCACATCGAAATCTCTGGTTGAAATATTAACATCATTTGATGTACCACGGATAATATTCAGAATAATTCTGGCAGATTCCTTTTCAGCTTCCTTGGTGAATGCTTCTACCAATTTTGCATCTCTCTCTGCAAAATCCCATCCATTACGAAGGTATACAGCATTTCCTGTATCTCCTCCGCTATTGCTTTGTCGGTTTGGCATTGCTTCCACAATCAGCATATTATTGTAGATATCATCCTTTGCAACCTGGCTCTCTGATTGATTCAGTTCAGCGGTCATCAGTTCAACATCCGACTGGCAGCCATTTCCGGTATCTTTCACAGAGATTGCACCAAGTTTTACCATTTTCAAAAACTCGTTTTCGTCTACCTCACAGTTCTTAAACTTCATAAAGGCTTGCACAAACTGTTCCACGCCATTTAATCTATCGGACTGGTATTTGTTAATTGCATCAAATAAGGTGATTGCAATTTCAACATCTGAAAGCCTGTCATGATTATTCGGGCATTCAACAATAGGAATTCCTCCAAAACCGTTGATGCCATATTCGGTTACTTTTCCATTCGTGATTTTGAAAAACTGTTTCTTTGAATAGCATAAGTAGTATTGTTGCTCATCTTCATCCTTCAAAATCTGAACGGACAGCATTGGTTTTCCGTTCCTCTGCGAATATACAATGTAACAATCACCAGGATACGGAATAAAGATTCTAAACGGCGGTAAATCTCCGTTTTCTGTCCAGTCCTCTTCTTTCAGAATAGCCTTATAAGAAGTTCCTGTTGCACTTTGGTATATTGCTCTCTGGATGTTTCTTGCATCTGCATTGGCTTCATCCAGATAATCATTCAGCAAATCAACTTGCTCATTTATTTTTTTGTCTGCATTTTTCTTTTTACATACATATTGGATTGGTTCCCCGCAAATCTGTCCAGCTTTAAATTTTACAGTTTCAAATGCGTGATTTTCAACCACTCTGTTATTAACTTCTGGACGTACTATTTTATTTCGATACAATATCGGCTGATCACCTTTCATGTACCGATACAAGTAATCAATCAATGTTCGATTTCTATTATGTATGCCAATTGTATCTGATACTACTTTTACTACATTTTGTGGAGTGATTCGGTCAACGCCTGTGTAGGCTACTTTTCGCCCGAAATCACCTCGGCATAAATCTACAAAATTCATTGTATTTCTCACGAGCCGAACCATCCTTTCTGCAAAATAAAAAGCACTGGATGTTTTAATCCAATGCTCTACTTTATATTCTACACATATTAAAAGTATTTTTCAGTATACTTCGGTATCATCTTTCGAAACCTTTTATCTTTTTTATTTCTGCTATGGCTTTTAAATGCTTTTTTTTAATGTGAATCTCTGAATAACCCATCTCATCTGCAATGCGAACCAAAGATTTGTACTCAACATAGTGCTTAAATAATATGTCATATAGTAATGGATCTTCAACCTGTTCTATGGTTCGGACTATTTCTTGTCTTTTTTGTAAAAATTCAGATATCATTTCTGAAATCTCTTCTCGCAGATCAAATATCTTCGCAATCATATCTCCCATCGGATCACGTTTTACAGAAGTTTGTACCTTTTCTCCAACAGGAATTGCAGATACACTTGTGGAAAGAGAACTGAGCTGTTCTTCTTCGATAAGCTTATTTTTGATTCTGTTATCATAATTTTCAATCTGGCGTAAATATTGAGCTGTAGTCATCATACTCTATCTCCTTCCCCACATAAAATTTTTGGTTGCTTTTACTTCTGCAAATCTTTTGCCGGCAAGCGTTATTGCAAGCTGCGTAACTCCATCGGCAGCGTCATCATGTTCATTATCACCAATATAGACGAATGTAGTTAATTCATCCATAGCCTTTTGATACTGTTTATCTTGATATTTCGGAGCCAAAAATATAAAATTTTGCTTAACATCCCCGGAATATTGATTTATTTTTTCTTTTTTTGCTTGTTTTGAAGGTGCTTTTGTACTTGTCGTGCTGCAAGCGTATTTATGTTCTTTCAAGCGTTCATTTACATAATAGGCATACATATCTCCACCATTATTCGCTTCAAAATTAATGGATTGAATATTATTACCCATGATTCTTCCAACAACTAATGGCAATGTTCCTTCTTTTGGTGCCGTGCTGAAAATCCAGTCATAAATATACACATCTCCATTTTCGTATTCTGCGCCCACTGGCATTGATAAGCTATCACCGCCACCCCACGCAACATCACAGGCAGAAACATTTTTAACAAATCCACCTTCTGGAAGAACGCCGTTATAATATCTCAATTCGTCAGCTGCAAACACAATTCCTTCACGTAAGAAGGGCTTTTGCTGATATTTGGCTTCCCATTCGTTAGCGTCTAATCTAGCTTTCATATCGACATAATATTTTGTTGAAAATCCAACGCCATACTCATAATCGAAATTCGATTTACCCTCATCATTCAAAGCTGGAATTTTTCTAAACC